GATAAGAGTGGTATCAAAGCTAGAATGGGTCGATACGCACCAATGTTTGTTCACATGCAATATCATGAATTAGAGCATGAAGGTGAAAAATATAGAATGCATCAAAAACAATACTACAACAGTAACTTTAAAGATAAAGATCCAGACTTTAATCCTGGCGTATCTGTAATTACCTTAATGAAAGTAGATGAAAATGATGATGGTCAAAATTTAGGTTCTATTTTAGTTAAAACAGATGAGTACGTACAAGACCTTAGAAACTTACCTGGACTAGGAAAGAAACATATGGAAGAAGCTTTAAAAGATAAAAAGAAATAATGAAAAGAAAAGATCTTAACAAACTTATTAAAGAAGCTTACGAAGAATTATTTGTTCCTTTACGAGAAGAAGAAGGTAATGAACAACCTGAAGATGAAAGAGAAGAAGAACAGACTAACTCTACTGAAGAGCTATTGAATAAATTTCCAACATTAGAAAGATCTATAGTTGCGTTATTTACAGAAGAGTACGGAGAGTTTATAGAATCAATAGATTTTGTTGCACCTAAACCCTCTACGTTTAAAGTAAATACTACTAACGGTCAATACCTTTATTTAAAATACACAGGTAAAGGATTTGAAGCTGAGATTATGGGCAAAAAATATGCTCTTAACATGCTTACAGATTATCAACAAGCTTTAGATAAATTAAATGAATTACTTAGATTAGCTGCTCCTGAAGCACCTGCAGAACCTGCAGACGTAGATGGAGGAGAAGCAAATGACTTCGGATCTGGTGGTGAAGGAGATTTCGGTGATGATGCAGGAGGTGCAGATGATGCTCCAGCTGATACTGGAGATGAAGAAATTGAATTCGATGAACCAGGTGAAGAACCAGATGCGGAGTAATTATGAATGTTATAGAAAGAGCAATATTAGAATGGTCCTATAGAACCAAAAAAGGATATCCTGATATAGATAACGAAGAAGATTTAAAGATATTTGAATCTATCTTTGGTTTTAGTCTAGATGAAGCTTATACTGAGTTCCCTACCTCAGCTGATCAAATAAGTAATCCTAAAGTAGCAGAGCTTTTTAAAATTGTAAAAGCATTTCCTGGATTAAAAATAGAAGATCCTATAGCAATAGATCCTAATAAAAAGAATCACCCTAAAATAACAAGAGCTTTAAAAACCAATAATGATTTTATATCTCATTTAGAAAAAGGTTTAGGAATAGAAATAGAAGACGCTAACGAAGTAATAAAATGGAACGGTCTTTATATTGAATTTGGAGAAGGATCAAGAGGAGGAAGAGGTTCAAATAGTAAAGGTTTATCTTTTGAAGCAGAAATCGCTGCTGATCTTAATAATTTTAAAGCAGGAAACGAACAATATACTCATGAAGGTTTAGTAAAAGAAATGATTAAAGAGTTTGATTTGAATCCTACTAACTTCAAAGTAATAGAAGAAGGAGGTGAAAATAAAAGAAGACCTTTAGTATTTACAGATAAAGGACCTATAGTAGGTCATTCAGGAGAAAATACAGCAGATACTTTAACAGATTTAACTATTGATAAATCCGGTACTAAAATTTACATTTCGTTAAAGTTTGGCGGTACATTAACTTTCTTTAACGCTGGAGTAGCTGCAACAGTATTCCCGAAAAGTGATTTCGCAGACGGTAAAATAGAAACCCCTAATGGAGTTGCATTATTAGATACGTTTGGAATTGATAATGAATTATTTTGTAGAGTATTTAATGAATATAAAGAAGACGGTACCGGTACTAATTTTTCTGAATACCATAGAGCTACTAACGATTTTGATAAAGACAAATTATTTAATTTAGTAGAAAGCGGAATAGGTACAGGGTACTATATGCTTAAAGGAGGAAGAAAGACTGAATTCTTTTTTGTAGGGGATGAGTATAATAAAGCAGCTTCTCAACCTACTACTGGTATTGAAATACAATACGGAGGAAAATCAGGTAAAGGAAAAAGAATAGATATTGTATTTGAATCTGAAAAATATAGGTTTAAAATTAATATTCGAAATAAGCAAGGTAAGGTATACCCGTCACATATTATGTGTGACTATAAAGCAAAGTAGTTATGTCAAAAGATATAAAAAAGATAATCGCACAAGAATATCTTAAGTGCGCTAAAGATCCGGCATACTTCATGAAGAAGTATTGCTATATACAGCACCCTACTCGAGGTAGAATATTATTCCACTTATATCCTTTCCAGGAAAAAGTATTACATTTATACAAAGAGAATCAATATATAATTACTTTAAAGTCAAGACAGTTAGGTATTTCTACGTTAGCTTCTGCTTACAGTTTGTGGTTAATGTTATTTCATAAAGATAAAAACGTATTAGCATTAGCAACCACTCAAGCTACAGCTCGTAACTTAGTTACTAAAGTCATCTTTATGTACGACCAGCTCCCTAAATGGTTAAGATTACAAGCAGTAGAAAAAAATAAATTATCTTTAAGATTAAAAAATGGCTCAAAAGTACAAGCTAAATCATCCAATGCAGATGCTGCTAGGTCAGAGGCAGTATCATTACTGCTTATTGATGAGGCAGCCTTTATTGATAACATTGAAGAAACGTTTACTGCAGCACAACAAACACTAGCAACTGGAGGGCAATGTTTCGCTTTATCTACTCCTAACGGTATAGGTAACTGGTTTCATCAAACTTGGGCAAAAGCAGAAACGGGAGAAAATTCTTTCTTACCTGTAAAGCTACCTTGGACAGTACATCCTGAAAGAGATCAAGCATGGAGAGATCAACAAGACTCTGATTTAGGTCCTAGAATGGCTGGACAGGAATGTGATTGTGATTTCTTATCATCTGGAGATACAGTATTTGAACCTGAAGATTTATTATTTTTAGAACAAACTTATCAAAAAGATCCTTTAGAAAGAAGAGGAGTAGACGGTAACTTGTGGGTATGGGAACCAGCTGATTATATGAAATCGTATATGGTAGTAGCTGATGTAGCAAGAGGAGATTCTGCTGACTATTCAGCATTCCATATATTTGATATAGAAGGAGCTACTCAAGTAGCAGAGTATAAAGGTAAAGTATCTCCTAAAGATTATGGAAATATATTAGTTGGAATAGGAGCTGAGTATAACGATGCTTTATTAGTAGTTGAAAATGCTAATATTGGATGGTCTACTATAGAAACTATATTAGAAAGAGAGTATAGAAACCTATATTATAGTCCTAGAAATCATATGGATACAGTTGAATCTTATATGTCGAAATATGAAAGAGATCAACTAGTACCAGGGTTTACTATGTCAGTAAGAACTAGACCTTTAGTAATAGCAAAGATGATGGAGTATATCAGAGAAAGAGGATGTACTATACAATCAAAGAGATTACTTGAAGAAATGAGAGTTTTTATATGGAAGAATGGAAAAGCACAAGCACAGACAAATTATAACGATGATTTAGTAATGTCTTTTGCAACTGGATTATATGTTCGCGATACTGCTCTTAAATTAAGACAGCAAGGAATAGATTTATCTAGAGCACAACTGTCTTCATTTACTAGTTTAAATCAAAAAAACAAAGCTATTATACAAAAAGTTGGAAACCATCAAAAAAATCCTTATCTTATAAAGACAGACCACGGAGAAGAAGATATCTCCTGGTTATTATAAAGTTACTATTTATATATAAAAATACCCTAAATGGCGGATAGATCAATTTTTAAAAGGCTAGAACGTTTATTTTCATCAGATGTTGTAATAAGAAACATTGGAGGAAATCAGCTTAAGGTAGCCGATGTAGGGCAGATACAAACCACAGGTAGATATGAGACTAATTCATTACTAGACAGGTTTAGTAGGCTATACATATACAATAATAAAAATATATTTAACCCTAACCTGAATTATCAGACGTTAAGGATACAGTTATACTCAGACTATGAAGCAATGGATTCCGATCCACTAATTGCTTCTACTTTAGATATAATTGCAGATGAAGCAACACTAAAGAACGAACAAGGAGAAGTTTTATCAATTAAATCATCAGATGAAAATCTACAAAGAGTTCTTTATAACCTATTTTATGACGTATTAAATATTGAATTTAATTTATGGTCTTGGATTAGAGGAATGTGTAAGCATGGAGATTATTTCTTAAAATTAGAAATAGCAGAGAAGTTTGGAGTGTATAATGTATTACCGTATACAGTTTATAATATGGTAAGAAAAGAAGGAGTTGATCCTGAAAATCCTCAAAAGGTTTATTTTCAAATAGATCCTGATGGGTTAGCTTCACAACAAGATCCTAACTACCTACCAAAGAATAATAGAAAGGTTATAACATTAGACAACTACGAAGTTGCACACTTTAGATTAATATCAGATCATAATTACTTACCTTATGGTAGATCTTATATTGAACCAGCAAGAAAGATATTTAAGCAATTAACGCTTATGGAAGATGCGATGTTAATACATCGTATAATGAGAGCTCCTGAAAAGAGAGTATTTTACGTTAATGTAGGATCAATACCTCCTAACGAAGTAGAACAGTTTATGCAAAAGACTGTTAATCAGATGAAAAAGACTCCTTATGTAGATGCTCAAACAGGAGATTATAACTTAAGATTCAATATGCAGAATATGATGGAAGACTTTTACATCCCTGTAAGAGGTGGTGATACTTCTACTCGTATTGATACTACTCCTGGACTTAACTACGATGGTATAGCAGATGTAGAATACTTAAGAGATAAGATGTTTGCTGCTTTAAAAGTACCTAAAGCTTACTTTGGATACGAAGGAGATTTACAAGGTAAAGCTACATTAGCAGCTGAAGATATTAGATTCGCAAGAACAGTCGAAAGAATACAAAGGATAGTAGAGTCCGAGTTAACTAAGATTGCTCTAGTACATTTATACACCCAAGGATTTACAGGTGAAAGTTTAACTAACTTTGAATTAAAGCTTACTACTTCTTCTATAATATACGATCAAGAAAAAGTAGCACTACTAAAAGAAAAAGTTGACCTAGCAAGACAAATGTTAGAAGTCAAATTATTCTCTACTGATTATATTTATGATAAGATATTTGACTTATCAGAA